AAATTATAGAGTTACAAATCAAGCCTTAGAAAGTAGTGATTTTGTAATCATCAATATTTAATAGTATGGCAGAGAAAAAAATATCCTACACAACAAGAGATTTTCAAGGGTTAAGAACTGAGTTAATAAATTTTACAAGAACTTATTATCCAGACCTAATTCAAAATTTTAATGATGCAGGTGTTTTTTCTGTACTAATGGATTTGAATGCTGCAGTAACAGACAATCTACATTTTCAAATAGATAGAAGTATACAAGAAACCGTTTTACAATATGCACAACAAAAATCATCAATATATAATATAGCAAGAACATATGGTCTTAAAATACCAGGACAAAGACCATCAGTTGCACTTGTTGATTTTTCAATAACAGTTCCAGCTTTTGGTGATAGAGAAGATTTAAGATATTGTGGTATTTTAAGACGAGGATCACAAGTATCTGGTGCAGGACAACCATTTGAAACAGTATATGATATTGATTTTGCATCACCGATAAATGCCGAAGGTTCACCAAACAGATTGAAAGTCCCAAACTTTGACACAAATGGTAGATTATTAAACTATACAATCACAAAAAGAGAAGTTGTAGTCAACGGAACAACAAAAGTTTTTAAAAGAGTTATAACACCAAACGATGTTAAACCATATTTTGAATTATTTTTACCTGAAAAAAATGTTTTAGGGATTTCTAGTGTTATATTAAAAGATGGTACACAATATAATACGATTCCAGAACCGCAAGAGTTTCTTTCACTTGATAATAGATGGTTTGAAGTAAAAGCTTTAGCTGAAGATAGAGTTTTTATTGAAGACCCAACAAAGGTTTCAGACCAACCAGGAATAAAAGTTGGTAGATACATCACAACAAACACTAAATTCATATCTGAATACACCCCAGAAGGGTATTTAAAGATGACATTTGGGGGTGGTAATATTTCAGCTGAAGAACAGTTACGAGAATTTGCTAGGACTGGAGATTCGTTTGATTTGAATAAGTATTCTAATAATTTAGCATTAGGAGCGGCACTAAAATCAAATTCAACACTATTCATACAATATAGAATAGGAGGTGGTCAAGCGTCAAATCTTGGTGCGAATGTAATAACACAAATAGGTACAGTATCATTTTTTGTAAACGGACCTTCAGAAAGTGTGAATAAAAATGTAATTAATACTTTAAGATGTAATAATGTTACTGCTGCAATTGGAGGTGCAAATCCACCAACAACAGAAGATGTTAGACAAATGGTTTCATTTAATTTTGCAGCACAAAATAGGGCTGTAACAATTAACGACTACGATTCACTAATAAGAACAATGCCATCACAATTTGGAGCACCAGCAAAAGTTTCGATAACTGAAGAAAATAACAAAATAAAAATAAAAATGTTATCATACGACGCTAGTGGTAATTTAACAGATACGATATCAAACACATTGAAAAATAATGTTGCTAATTACTTATCAAACTATAGGATGATAAACGATTATATTTCTATTGAAAGTGCAAACCCAATTGATTTATCTGTCGATTTAGATGTTGTTTTAGACGCAACACAAAACCAAGGTGCAATTGTATCAAAACTAATAAACATTGTTACAACATTTTTTAGTCCGGCATCAAGACAACTTGGGCAGAATGTTAATGTTTCTGAATTAAGAAGAATTGTTCAGAATGAAAATGGTGTTGTTAGTATATCTGACATTAGATTTTTTAATAAAGTTGGAGGACAATACTCTTCTTATCAAACATCACAAAGATATTCAGATCCTGCAACAAAACAAATAGAATTAATCAATGATACTATATTCGCCGAACCAACACAAATATATCAAATAAGATTCCCAAACAAAGATATAAATATTAGAGTAATCAATTTAAAAACTGTTACTTTTACCTAAATAAGATATATTTATATTGTAAATAAGAAGTAAAAAAAAAATTATGAAAAAAATTATAAGATTAACAGAATCAGATTTAACTCGTATTGTTAAAAGAGTAATAGTTGAAAATGAAGAGGGTTTTGGATTTTTAAATTTTAAACGTGAAATAGGCGAAGAGTTAGACTCAACAAATAGCAGTTCATTTATTGATTTTTTAAAACAACAAGGTTTTAAAGATTGGTCTGGAGGTAAACCAAATTCATATGGTATGAATTTCCATTATATTTCAAGAAAACCATCAACACCAGCTAATTTGAGTTGTTCTGTTGGACAAAAAATGGGTAAAAAAACCATTGACATTAGTATTTTCTTTAATGATGTTATTGAAAAAGCTGAAAGATATAAAACAATTGAAGAATTTACACAAAAATCTGCAATACCAAAAATTGAAAAATTGGTTGGAAAAGATTTCAATATGTCTGATAGAGGTACGTTTTCATTAACCACTGATAATCTATCTGAAGATATTGCAAAAAAAGTAATTAAACTATATAATCAAATAAGATTAGTTGGTCCATATTCTAAATAAATAAATCAAAGACAATAAATCCCCCACCCTCAACAAGTGGGGTTTTTTCTTTCTTTTACTTTTTTTAAAACAAGATTATTTTTTGAAAATAGGAAATAAACTATTTATCAAAAAACGGAAATTTAATGCCAAAATCATATAGAATAAAAACTGAAATTGGTCAGGATAAATATATAAATGTAAAATTAGACCAAGATTTTGATCAGTTAGAAATTTTATCACTCAAGATAAACGAAGCTGACATATATACAAGAATTTGTTCTGATTATGGTGTAGTTGTTGGTAGGGTTTTAGTTAATGGTGGTTTTGGTGTACCAAACGCCAAAGTTTCGGTTTTTATACCATTATCAGAAGAAGATGAACAAAACCCAATAATTTCTGAATTATATCCATATAAAACTCTGTCAGACACCAATGAGGAAGGGTTTAGATATAATCTTTTACCCAAAGAACCATCCTATTCAACCCACTCGGCAACCGGAACATTCCCAACTAGAGATGAGGTATTATTAGAACAATCTTATATTGAGGTTTATGACAAATATTACAAATACACCGTAAAGACAAATGAAAGTGGTGATTACATGATATTTGGACTACCAACTGGAACACAAACAATTGTAATGGATCTTGATTTATCCGATATTGGTTGTTTTTCATTATCACCACAAGATTTGATACAAGCAGGTTTAGCAACACCATCACAGTTGGATGGTAATAAATTTAAAACATCAACAAATTTAAATGAACTACCACAAATAAAAACTTTAAATAAAATTGCAGAAATATCACCATTTTGGGGTGATGAAGAAATTTGTCAATTTGGTATTACAAGAATGGATTTTGATTTGACAGCGGAAGCAAACATAAAAATTGAACCAACAGCTATTTTTATGGGGTCACTTGTATCAACAACAAATGAAGATTCGATTAAAAGAAATTGTAAACCAAAAAATGATACTGGTAATATGTGTGATTTAGTTGCCGGTCCAGGACAAATTTTAGCAATTAGACAAACTATATTTCCAGATGGAAATGGAGACCCAATATTGGAACAATTCAAATTAGAAGAAGACGGTAAGGTAATTGATGACAACGGAACCTGGTTAATAAATGTACCAATGAATTTTGATTATGTCATCACAAACGAATTTGGTCAACAAGTGATTTCAAACGACCCAAAAAAGGGAATACCAACTAAAGGAAAATATAGATTTAAAATAAAATGGCAAAACGAACAAGGCCTACAAAATGATTTTTTAAGGGGGAATTTTTTGGTTCCAAATATAAAAGAACATGGATGGACAAATTCAACACAAATAACAGACCCATTTAACCCATCATTAACAATACCAACAACAATTACAATCCCAGTTGGTAATTTAACAGGAACGACGGTAATTACCTCGAATGGTGGTCTACTATTGAATGATAATATCAACTCACAAAATTATACAGTATATATCAATGGTTCGGCATATTATGGTGACCCAACTTTAATTCCGGTTACAAATGGTGACATAGTAGACATTGTATCAAACCCAGTCGACGATACACAAATACAAACATTTAATTATTCATTTTTACCACAGGATTATTTTGATGTTTTAAGATCATATGCTTTTAGTTTAGACTGGGATGATTATGTGGATAAACAATCAGCCATTAATTGTGAGGATACATTCTATGAATTTAATTATAATAAAGTTTATACTGTAAGTTCATTTATTGATAGATACAAAAATGGTAAAGGAAGATCAAGACATCTTGGAATTAAAGAAATAACAAATAGATCATGTCAAAGTGAAAATAATAAATTTCCAGTAAATGATTTACAGAGAAATTTCGATTTTATTGAATTTGTTGTAAGTATATTGTTATTTGTATTGAAATTTCCATTGATTATTTTAATAGCATTAGCACATTATGTTGCAAGTATATGGCCAATATTTAAATGGTTACTATTGATAGGAATACCAGTTCTACTTGGGTATATGGCATTTCAGGCTTTTGGTACTGCGGCAGCAGCTTTCCCGGCATTAGGTATAATAATACCACAAATATTAGCCGGAACATTATATATTGGTCTTATTGCATTTTTCTTTGCTGTTATAGCACCAAGAATTTACAATAAAAAAGGTTTCTCAAGAATAGCATTACCGATGATATCCTATCCAGACTGTGATGCATGTGCTTGTGAAGATAGACCAGCTGATTTTGATGAAATAAATTCTGACTCATTGAGTCAACCTGGTGAACAAAACAATTCACAAATTGCAAACGTTAGTTCATCAAGTAGTTTTAGTTGTGGTAGAAACACATCAAACTATAATAGAAATCCAAACTTAAATAAAATACAAAATGATTCAGACTCTACAGTTGTTTCAGAAGCAAATTTCAATTACTATCAAATTTTTTCTGGAGTTGATGACATCAACCTTTCATATAGAAGAGGCTCAAGAACATTCTTAACTAAAGAAGGTGGTGTTGGTGCTGGCCCAAATAGTGAATACGGATACCCAGTAACAGAACCATGGGCCCAAAAATTAAACTCATTTAATTTGAGAGATAAATATTTTGATAATTCAAGTTCTATAGGCGGAATTAATCAAATAACAACAAGCATAAATGGGTCCGCTAATTTTAAAGACCAAGTTATTGTAATAATTGGTGATTCATCTATGAACTCAACTTTCCAATCTGGTGATATTGTTACATTTCAAAATCCTGCATTATCAACCGATTTGATAAGATTAACAGGATTAACCAACTCAACTGGCGGGACGATAATTAATGAATTTGGAACATCATCGATTACGGGTACAACACAAACCGGTCTAACATTATCTACAACAATTTTTTATGCAGATCCATCAGACTCAACTGGACAAACAAATATACCTATTACTATTCCTATAATACAAACTGGTAATACTAAAACAAATTATAATTTTATTTCTGATGCGGAGTATTTCCAAGTAATTACTGGAATGACGGTACAGGATTTTCTAAACCAATCTCCTGACTTTTCTGTTGATGGTACGTTTGCTAGTGAATATCTATACCACAGAATCAGATACACATACGAAGAATATGGTACTGGAAATTCTGACTTTAGTCAAAGTTGGTTAGCACTTGGAACTCAGTGTGATATATGGAATAAATTAAGTATTATGGTATTAGTTAGAGGTGTTGACCCATATACTGATAGACAAGACACAACTTATGGGTTAGGAAGATTGTTTGGTTATTCAAACCACAACCAAATCCAAGTTTCAGGTAAATTTAAATTAAATTATCCGATAAGAGGATATTCTAATGGTTTGAAACCGGTTGAACATAATACTATTGACAACACCCCTAGTTCATTACCAAATGGTAGGGGAAATTATTACCCTTCGTTTACCTTTACCCCAGACAATAGTTTATTTTCTCAATATCAAAACACTAATTCTGTTTTCCCATATTATTACCTATCAACTGACTTCAATAATTCTGGATTAGGTAGTTATATACCATCAAATATTGCAATACCAAATACATTACCTAATTTACCAAATTTTGTAGATTCCATCACAAATAGAGTTGTACCATCATATAACTTTGGTTCTGGTACAATAAACGAACTAATGTTACCACTTTATAACTCACTCTCAAACCCAGACAATTTATTAGGTGATCAGTATACCGATTCTCAAGCGGGGACATATCCAAATACTGTTGGCACAACAACAGTACCATTTTTACAAAATTATTATATTGGTGGTGGTTCAGTTTTATTAAGTAATCAATTAAGGGACGATCAATTTATCGGTGGTGCAGGATATGGTATACAAACATTATGGTGGGTATATTCACCTGGATATCATACGTATGGTTCTTTACCTGGTGTTAATTTTAACAATCCACAAGGTATTGTGATGAGAAGTGATAGATTACCAACATCAACAACAACAGAGGGTACCTGTACATCTTGTTCTCCATTAGGTAATGTAAATACAAGTTTTGCTTTACATCAAAACAATAGTTTCACAATATATAAAATTCCAGATACTGGTATTTTAGATACTGAACTATCAATAACCTCAATTTCTCCTGACCAATCAGGATCTTTACAAGATTTAGATTATACTGGTTCTGTTGGTACTGCAATTGTAAATTCATTGAGTTGTTCTGGATTGGTTGAATTAAAGTGTTATACTGGTTCTGGTGTTAATTTTGGTATTGATCAAACCTGCTTAACTTTGGATAAAGTAGAAAATGGTTGTTATTATTTATTGAATAAACCTTATATTTTGAGTCTTGATGATGATATAAAATTATTTTTAGAATGGTCAACAAGATTCAGAATAAACTTTGCCGCTTGTCGTGGTGTTTTTAGTCACATGTTCCAAAATAACTGGATAAATGGTGTTTTATACATGCCATCATTTAATAAAGGTACCATTTTTAATATTTTTGGACAAGTTTCAAACTACGAGTATTGTAATAATATTGTAATTTACGATGATGTTAGTAATAATTTTTATTACAGAAGTTCACCTTGGAATGGAACAGATTTTGTTGGTGCAGCCCCACCACCACCAACATCTTCATTACCAGGTTTATTACCAGCAACACCAGATCCATCACAAAATACAAGACAAATATTATTCCCAACAACAATAATGGACTTAGGAAATAGAGATATTTTTATTTCTGAAATTTGTGCAAACACTAATTTTTCTGGTGAGTATATCGTGAATACATTTAAGAGTACATCCTATAATGATAGTTCCGATTTATTACAACTTGGTGTTATTTCTAGATTATTAAACTCAACTTGGTCACAACAATTATTGAATACTGGTGACGCATCAGTAAATCAATTCTTTTCCAGAGATGGTGATAGAATTGATGGTGATTTCGCACAATCATTCTCAATAAATTCTGAATATGAAATTAATCCTTTTATTAGTGGAAACTACCCAGACAGTCAAATATATATTAGTGAAGATACACCAGGAAAACCAGTGTTCGGTATTTTCTACGATATGAATGAAGAAAAGTACAAACATAGAAGAGCTTTGAGCCCTGGAATTTCTATATTTAATATTTCACCATTATTACAAAATGTTTATGGTTATCCATCAACACAAGATGTTCCAAATTATAAGTGGAAATTAAACACTGTTACAAGTATTTTTGGTAATGAAAATAATAATTGGTCAACCTCAGCACCATTCTATAATAAAAAATACCAAGAATTTGATGCCAGTTCTGGTGATTATTTTACAACTACAAACTCAGCATCACCAAATATTAATTTTGGTGTAATAACAAATTTTACAACACCATATAGTTTTATAAACCCTATGACACCTGACCCAACTGGTGGAACAACAATACCTTTTTTAGTTGGAGCGCCAAATCATTTTTATTTTGGTTTGAAAAATGGTAAAACAGCATTGAATAGATTCATAAAAACTTATATCGAAACAGCAGAAGATTGATGGGAATTGATAATACAACAAATATTGTTCTTGGTGAAAAAAGATTTGCGTCTTCACAAAATCAAGATATTTCTATTGACATCCCACTTGAGATGACATCAAAAGATTATGTAGAATTTGATAGAAATGTTGATTTAAGTTTACAAAGTGTTTTTGATAGAGAAAGACAAGAATCAACAATTTTTAGACCATCTTGTAAATATTCATTCATTTTCAAAAACGAACTAACCGGTACTACACAATATACTCCATTTAGAGACAATCTTTTTTATACAAACTCAATAAACAATGCTGTTTCACAAATTACAATTCCGAATACTCCTTGGGAAGGCTACCCACAGTATTTCGAATTTGATTTGGTTCGTACTGATAATAATACAATTGGTTATACTAAACCACCAAATAATCACATTAATTTTATAAACAAGAGTGCTACTACATATAACTGGACACACTACCTTTCGTATGCCTTCAATAATGATTTTGATAAACCATTATATACCATAGATTCAGAAACATTAGCCTCTTGGTATTGGTTGGCAAATGAAGGCATCCCATTTTATATTAAAATTGGCACAGACCAAAACCCTAATGAAATTTCGTTTAAATGTCCAATGGAACACGGGTTAGATTCTGGTGAATACGTACAATTACCATTTTCATACAATGGTAATAACATTTATCAAGTTAGTAGTATCGGAGACGCTGGATATGGTAGTGAAAAATATATATTCAATATTGATAATATAGGTTATACAGGAACAACATTTCAAACAGGAACAATAGGTAATTTTAAAAGAATAATAAACGATACCAACACTGGGGAAACAACATCAAAATACTATGTTAGATTACATAAAATATTAACAGAAGCTGAGTGTGCTGTGGTTGTTAAAGCCGGATTTGAATTGAATAATTTTAGAACCATAAATAAATTCGAAAAAGCCGTATTAACACCAAATAATCAAGATAGAACATCAATTAAAGAAGGAAATCAAAGTTATACATTATCATTTAATTGTGACATTGATATTAATCCATTAAGAGATAATCAAAAAAGACCAATAACAGAATTATTCTTTACAACAATATGGAAAGGTTATTTTGGTTGGACAAAAGATTTAAAACAAGGTTTTGATTTCAACACACCCTTAATCAATTCACAACCAAACCCTTGGTGGGATCAAACAAACCCCTTATCAATAATCGGTATAAACCAATTATCTTACAATTCAAACACATTACCAACGGTAGGTCCTTTTTATTTTAACGACAATTTAAAACCTGGAGATATTATAGATGGTGCCTTTTGTGAATGGAACGATTATGAACAAACAGAAAGAGTTATTTCAGAAATTAATCATAAAATATCATTTAATAACAATTATTTTAATGTACCATCATTAGCACCACCAACAAATCCATTAGGATATTACTATAAACCACATTCAAAATTAACTATAAGAGTTTTTTCAGATTATATAGAAGAAGCGCCATCAGAAGGTGTTATAGGTATACCAGAATACGCATATTATTCAAACCTTTCGAATAGTTTTAGATGGAGGGATATATATGAATATGGCTACGTAGACACTTCAGACATTGGAGTTGACTATCCGTTTCTAAATGGTAAACACTATCCATACTCAAACTATGTTTTTAGGGTTTATCCCGAAGGAATTGGTTTACAAAACATAAGTGAAATACAAGAACCGACAATAGATGACTGTGAATAAATTAAAAATATTGTTACCAGAGAGTGATAATTTTGTCAACATACCAGTTGAAATGAAATGGGATTTTACTGGTAGAGATGATAGTATTGAGGAATATCAAGAAAAAATGATAAAGGAAATTCTCGGTATTGCTAACGATTTTGAAACAACAAGGTTCACCCATAACGAATTTCAAAATCAATCGACAGAAATAAACTATGAGTTTTATTTTTATGATAATACACAACCAATAACGGCAAATACTGTAACCCAAACAAATTGGGGTATAACATATCTGAATGAAGGTTTCACACCAAACGAAGTTTACTATTTCTCAAAACCCTTTACAAAGTCATTCTTCAAACTCGACTTTTATGATACACCACAAGATAAAACACAAACATTATATTTTACAATAATATTACCAGTACAACAAGGACAATTTGAGTCAGCGGTAATTTCTTCACTATTACCACCAGTTGATATTAGAAAACCAAAATTTAATTTGGATTACATTGGTGATAAAGAAGGGTTTTTCATATATTGGT